CGTTTGCTCACTGACCGTCGGGTACGGGGCGTCAACCGGCTCGCCGCGTATCTTCAAGCTGGTCAGGTATCCGTCCGACGCCGCCCCGTTGGTGATCAGCAGCTTGGCATCCTCGCCCCATTTCGTCGCCGCCATCACGACGGACGCTGTCAGGTTGGTCCCGCTGCCATCGATGGCCGTGTTCATCGTGTAGTCCGTCGTGGCCACCGGCGTGACCACGTTCGTCGCCGGGCATGCCTGCCCGTTGTAGAAATAGCTGGCGAAGATCTCCAGCGTTTCCCCGGCACGGATCAGGGGCTTGTCCACGCACTCCCACAGCGTGGCGGACGAGCGCTGGATGCGCGGATGTGCGATCACGCGGATCCGGTTGCGCATCACTTCCCACGGCTGCGGGCGGTCGAAGTCCTTCAGGAAATCCGCCTGTGTCAGGGTCAGCAGCGCAGCGACTGTGTTCCGCCGGCTGTAGTAGGTTGCCGCGCCGTTGGCGGCGACGAAGAACGTGCCCAGCTCCGCATCTGCCAGGTCGAAGATCTCCGTGGCGGCCTTGTTCTTGGCCCACCAGAAATTGAGCGTATCGCTCGTGTTCTCCAGGGCCCGGCCCCAGCGTGTTGGCCACGAGATCTCGTCCAGCACCTGTCCGATCGCCGTGTGCGGGTGCAGGCTGGTCTGCAGCTCGATCGACGTGTCCGAGGAGAGCAGCTTGCGCATGCCGTCTTCGGCGTCGATGCGCACGTACCCGCGCCCATCCGGCTTGATATTGGTGATCTTCCCTGCGAATAGATCGTTCCTGTCGCCGCTCGATCCATTCTTGTTCCAGATCGAGATGAACTTTCCAGGAGCGACGTACGGGTAGATGGCGCTGCCTGTGTTGTAGGGGTCGAAACGGCCGTCGTCGCGCAGCTTCAGGCTGGCCTTCCCGACCATCACCCGCCCAAACCCGACCGCCTTCCCGGTGGCATCGATGCGCAGGTACGTCCTGCGCCCGCGCTGGATCTGGCAGCCCACGCAATGGCGGGCTTCGTTGTATCCGGAGAAGCTGCCCGCATTCGGCCAGTCGATCTCGATCGCCGTGAGCAGATTGTCGGTGCTGGATGCTCCGTATTTGGCCGATCCGTACTTGACGGTCCCGTAGCGCGGCATTTAGCTCTCCGTGCCTCGCTGTACTTCACGGACCCCATCTGCGATCAGGGGCAGCAGGACGTTGCGCAGCTCGCTCTCGTCTGCAAAACTTATGGTCGGGGAGTAGTTCACGACCACCTGCATGCCCGCACCCCCGCCACCCTGGCCGTATCCCAGCGGGATCACTTCGCCGGACATGGACGGGCGGAACATTTCCGCACGCCCGAATTCGTTCACGTTGTACAGCGTTCCGGCGATCACCTGGCCGCCGGAGGCGCGGTCAATTCTGCCGGAGTCTCCGCCTCCCCGGCTCACGCCTTTCGGAATCGCGAGCGAACCGGAAACCGTGGTCGTGTAGTGGGTTTCGATGTAGTCCAGGATGTACTGCTGGGAGATCGGTTGGTTGTTGGCGCGCAGGTAGTCGATCGCTTCGCGGACCAGGGCCAGTTTGGCCGTGTATCCGCCGGCGCTTTCCGTGCTGTCCACGATGCCGTCGTTGTTCTCGTCGAATTGATCAGTCAGGTATTCCACCGCCCTGGCCGTGGCATAATCGGCCTCGCTCAAGATTCCCAGAGCGCGTGCGGCTTCCAGCTGGGTTTCCGCATCCATCTGCGAGACGACCTGGTTATAGATAAACCGGGCGGTCAGTTCCTCGACGCTCTCGGAGAGATCGTCGATCTGCCCGCGCAGATCTGCTGCCTGGCTGCTGTTCTCGCCATATTTGCTCACGGCCTCGGCGAGCTTCGCGTTCAGGTCGGCCAGCTTCGTGGTCTGGTCATCCCAGGCATTGGCCAGCTCGCCCTTGACGCCGGCGGCCACGGAAGCGGCAGATACCGCGAGCTCCTCCTGCGCCTCGACGAGCGCGTAATCGGCGACCATGCACATCCGCACGGCGGATTCCTGATCGATCATGGCCTGCGTGTTTTCGTCCACGTCCTGGGTGCCGTCCTTGAACAGGCCGAAATAGGACGAGATCAGGTTGAACGATTCGTGCATTATGCCAACCTGAGGCAGGATCCATTCCCACCACTTGGGCTTGTTTCTCGACTGCATGGACTGGACGAAACTGTCCATGTTGGTCACTATGGCGTCGAGGTAATAGATGATGCCCTGGCCGTCATCCAGGTGCGCGCCGCCAAACGTTTCCAGCAATTCGCCCCAGTGCACCCTCAGTTGCTCAACGCGCCCGGAATATGTATCCAGCGCGGCTGCGGCAGATCCTCCGTAGCGCAGGCCCATTTGATCCATGATCAGGATCACGCCCTCGCCGGCCCGCCCGGTTGCGTACAAGTCGGAGATCTGCTGCTGCAGCTCGCGGTCGAACCCCAGTGCCCGCGTGCGCCCGGTTTCCAGGGCGTCGGCCAGCGCGTCCGCCGCCGGCTTGTACTCACTGCGCGTGCCCGCCGCAAAGTCGGCAACAGTTTTTAGTACGCGCTCCATGTTGGACGGGTCGAGGTTCTCAAGCCGCAAAAATGCGGTCGCCGCCTCAGCTATGGCATCGTCATCGAATGTGCTCATCGAGGCCACGGCGACCGCGTACTTCTCGATCTGCCCGGCAGATATTTCTGCGCTCCGGCCCGTGCTTTGCAATGTCGCGTCCAGGAGCGCGTGGATCTGTTCGCTCTCGGCGGCGGCGTCCATAGACGCTTTCATGAACGTCACTGCCAGCGTGGCAGCGCCGGCCACGCTCATGTATTTCCCAGCCCAATCGACCAGGGCGCTGGTCAGGTCCCCGCCGACAGAATCGACAAGCCCGCCGAGCTCTCCCAGATCCTTGTTGGTCTGTTCGATCCCGTCGCCCTGTTTGATCGAGCGGATCAGCAGCTCGAGGATCTCCTGCTTAGTTCCCATCGGGCCGGTCCTTCCTCAGTTGCGCGTAGTAGTCGTGATACTTGGTGGCGTACATCTGCATGGCCTCGAAGTAATCGCTCGGCACCTGGCCCACTTCCCAGGGCCAGATCGCTTTGCCGGTTGCCAGGTATATGTTCCTGGCCTGCACCACCTGCGCCAGGATGGGGTCTTCGGTTACGCCGCCTGCGGCGAGCTCAAGGCAGGCGGCGTCGATCCGTTTTTTAGCTCGCCCCTGTGCCTCAGGACCATCTCCCAGGCGCTGTTCGCGATCCAACTGAAAACGCGCGGGTCCGTATCGCCATATGCAGCGATCAAGGCCTGCAGGTCGGCCTCGCCCCAGCGCGTGTCCTCCGGACCTGCGCTCAGGATCTCGGAGACCCAGGCGATCAGCGCTTTCCCGGCCTCGGCCTGCTCTTTCACCAGGCGCTCGATCTCTGCCCGTACCTGTGCCAGCTCCGGGCGCTCGGTGGTCTTCAGATCCGGGTACTCTTTCCGCAGCGCCACCAGGGCGGCTCTGCCGACGTCCGCCCGCGCGGAGATCTCGTAGCGCCGGGTCAGCAGCTCGACCGGCGGATTGACCCACACCTGGAATGCGATCTCCGGAAACTCCGGCGCGTAGTCCCGCAAGGACAGCGGCCGGAGTACCCGGGGAGCCTGCCCCAATTCATGCGTCATGGCAGGGCGCTCAGCTCGTTGACGACGGTGATCTGGCCTGCGCTGGCCAGGGTGGCGTTGTAACGCACCCGGAACTTGCCGCGGCAGATCGTCTTGCCGTTGGCCGCCTCGATGGCGTTGAACTTCTCCCACTTGCCCGGGAGGTCGATCAGGGCCGTCTTGACGCTGTAGGTCGTGCCTGCGCTCGCCACGGCATCGCCCTCGATCTTGATCCGCAGCGCACGCGCCGTCTTTGCGATCCAGGCGTCCTTTTCGGCAACTGCCGTCGCGTTGTGCACGAAGGCGATGTCGAGCACGGCTTCGAAGAGCGTGTCGTCGAAATCAGCGCTCGTGAAATAGAGGTTTCCGTCGCCGCTGAAGAACGGGTAGAAACCCGTTTTCACCTTCAGGCTGGCTTCCAGGAACGTGCTGGAGATCAGGGACGCGCCGGCGAAACCGCCGGCCACCGCGCCGATGTAGAGCTTGCTCTTGTTGAAGAGCATCTCTCCCACGGTCGGGATGCTGAGCGAGCCCGTGTACGTGGTCTTGGTCACCTGGCGGCCAAACCAGTTGCCGGCCATCATCCAGGCCTCGTTGGCCTTGCCGGAAAGCTCGAAATCCGGGACGAAGCAGTTCTCCACTTCCTCGCACTGGATGTTGTCCCCGCCCTCGAGCGTGCGCGTCTTGATCGTCTGCGCGGCCGTGGTCGGGAACGGATACGCGGAGATGTAGTCCGAGCCGGCCCCGTCCTGGCTGGGGGTCACGGTCTTGACGCCGCTCTCCAGCAGGTAGGGGAACTGCTCGAACGTGGCGGGCACGCTGTCGAACTTGAGCGCCGCCAGGTATTTCGGCACATAATTGCGATCAGTGCCGATCAGGATCCCGACGTTCTCGTCCGGGAAGCGAACCTCATGCTGGTCGTCGATCCAGCCTTTGCCACGCCAGATCGTGGTCGCCGCAACGGGGGTGCCGGCGGTGCTCTCGCCGCCCATCTGGATCTTGGATGCACGGATCAGTCCCATTTAGTCCTCCTTGCTCTTTTTGGCCGGCTTCTCCGCCGGGTGATCGTCTTCGCGCACATACAGCCCGCTCGCCAGGAGCTCTTTTTCGCCATACTGCGCGGCCTCTTCGGCAGACAGGTCCCGCGCCGGCACTCCGGCGATGAACCCGCCCCCGATGTATTTGAGTTTCGATGCCATATAGCCTCCTAGTCGCTATAGAGCTGGATGTGCAGCGGGAAGCGTTCCCGCAGGTACTGGACCGCCACGGCAGCGATCGGGGCGTCGTCCACATTGGAGCGTTCGTCGAATTCCAGGAGCGCCCAGTCGTCCGTCGTGGCATTGTCGATCACCCAGTCCGAGATCGTCTTTTCGATCAAGTCCAGGGTGTTCTCTGCGGTCTCTTCGGTGGATGGCTCGACCAGCACAAAGACGAATGTGGACAGGTAGATGTCGTTCTCGCTGCGATAGTCGTTCGTGTCCCGGCGCCGGTACGAGCCAGAGCTCGTCACGGCCACGGCCGGGTTGACCGCCCCCCAGTCCGTCTTTTTGTGGTTGTAGACCGTGGCCACTCCGGCCAGGGCGGTCGTCAGCCCGGCAGCCACCAGGTCACGCACGGTTTCCCGGTTGGTCACGTTGCTAGCCATAGAGCATCCCTCGGGCGATCGTATCGATCGCGTCCGCCTGGACCTTCGGTCCTTCCTCGTCTGCCGTGCGCCTATAAGCAGCGTGCTCGCCGCCCCGGTTCTCTTCGTACACGGCGTACTCCTCCGGCCGCTGGTTGGTGCGCGGGTTCACGGCTCCAGGATCCACGTACAGCCGGCCGCGCTGATCGGCGAATTCCATGCGCTGGCTGGCCCGATAGGCGCCCGTGATCACATGGGTGATGCCCACCAGGTAGCGATGCAGGCGGGCTGTGGCGTTCTTGACGACGGCAGACAACGGGCCGTTCGGCTTGGTGTATGCAATGATGCGGGCGTTGAGCCGCTGCGCTTCCTGCAGCCCCCGAATGGAGAGTTCGGCCTGTGCTTCGGGCATGGTTACTCCGCGTAGTCCGTGGATCCGGCCGCTTCCGAGTATCCGTCGACACGGGTCATTCCGACCGAAAACGCCTGGTCGCCGCCGCCGTAACGCTCGCGCAGCTCCTTCGCCCGCTTGGCCCAGTTTCCGGAAACGGTCATGTAGCTGTCGGATACGCCGCGGGTGGTGGAATTGGCCGACGTGGCCCAGATACGCGAGAGCGCTTCGCAGGCCCGTGCGGCTGCCAGGTGGTAGTCGTCGCCTTCCTCGTCCAGCCAGACTGCGATCTCCTCGTCCGTCAGGTTCGTGCGGTCGGGGTAGACGCCCTTGTTCTCGGCCTTGTCGCCGATCTCCAGGCGGACCTTGGAGATCAGGACGATGTCGGCGTCGGTGCTGGCCAGGTTGTACGTGAAGGTCATTTCTTGCCCTTCTTCTTGACGGGCTCGGGCTCGGTCACGGCTTCGACGACCTCGCCGGTTTCATCGGTGCTCGAGATTGGCTCGCCAGATCCGGCCTCGTCACTTTCGACGATAGGATCCGGATCCACGCCGGCAACATCGCCGGGTTCGGCGGGGATGGCCACGGGCTCGGGCTCGGTCACGCACCTCGAGCACACGCCCTGGCCGGAGCGAACCTGGTCGTAATTCTCGGCGAGCACATCCTCGCCCAGGGCGATCGGCTGGCCGCATTTGGCGCAGGTGTTTTCAACAGGCATGACAAACCGCTGAAGCATGTTCACTCCTTGAGAGGGGCGGCTTGCGCCGCCCCTCATCGGTAGAAAGGTCAGCCGATCGTCGGGGTGGCGTAGTCGCCGGAGCTGTCGTTCTCGACGAGAACGGCCGCCGTGCGGTCTTCGCCAACGCCCACACCACCGCGGAATTCAGCGATGGCGCCGGCCAGCGGGTAGAGATTGATCGGCGTGGCAACGGCCAGCTTGGCGCCGAAGCCCACCAGCTCGTCGTAGCGGAACCGAAGGGGGTTGCGCTGATCGAGCTTGCCGTAGCTCTTGGTGACGCCCCAGATCGTGGTCGGGATGCGGCCCAGGGCGACCAGGCGGACGACGCCGTACTCGGTCTTGATGGCGCCGACATACTCGCCGGCGACCTTGGCCAGGTCGGTGTCCTGCCCGTAGGCGATCAGGGGATCGCCCTTCGGCACGTAGCCGGTCACGTTGGTCGTGTTGGTCCAGCTGGTGATGTCAGCCAGGGAGACGAGCAGGTCGTACGGCCCGTCATGGCCGTGCTCCCACAGGTGCGCAACGGCGGTCAGCAGGTTGGCCTGCGTGATGCCGCTCACGCGCAGGAAGTGATCGTGGGAGGAAGCGAAGGCGGCCGAGGCCCGGTTGGGAACCGGGGGCGGGGTGAAGGCGATCGTGCCGCCGCCGCCGTCCGCGAACGGGACGGAGTAACCCGAGGAGCCCAGGCCGTAGCGCTTCCCGGTTTCCTCTTCCATCTTGAACAGGCGGGTCAGGACCATCTTCTCGAACAGATCGGTCACGTCGGCAGCCAGGGAGGCAATGTCGGCGTCGATCTGCGAGCGGCGGGCGTCCCGCAGGAACTTGGCGGTCCAGCCCAGCTTGCGGTCCTTGTCGGCGATCGGCAGCATGTGCCCGGTCACCTCGGCGCGCTTGGCGTCCGGCTGGGCGAACTCGGTCGAGTCCTCGAAGCCGTTGGAAACGCCGTTGCGGTATTCAACCGTCGGTTCCGTGGTCAGGCTGATGAAGTTCGCCAGGTAGCTGTTCTGCAGGCTGGCGTTGACGAGGCCCAGGGCGTCGTTGATGTCGCGGATCAGGGCTTCGTAGGACGTGCCGTCGCGCAGGGTCAGGCGACGCAGTTCGGTCGCATCCCAGGCGCTGGGCAGGGAAACGTTGACGAGGGAATTCAGTCCGGTGGTCATCTCATCCTCCTCAGTTCACGATGACGCCAGCGACGCGCAGGGCAGCCAGGATGGCGTTGATCTTGGTCAACATTTCCTTGTTCTGCTCGTTCACGCCGGATACGATGGTCGCCACAGCCGTGGCGATGGCGGTGTCGACGTCGGTGTTCGCCGGGGTGGCTCCACCGCCGCAGGCACCTGCGGCTGCGGCCACATCGACCATTGCGCCGTTGACGGTGCCGGTCAGGGTGCCGGAAAGGTCCGCAACGGCCGTCCCGCCGATGACGATCTCGGGGGAGAAGAAAAAGACCGTGGCGCTCTCGGCCCAGCCAACGACCACATCCACAGCCGAGGCGGTGGACGGGGCGGCGGTGTTGATCGCGCCCGCGGTTTCGGACAGATAGTGGGCCGCGCCCGGGGTCATGGAGGCAAAGCCTTCCACGGGCCCGAAGAGCAGGATGTCCACGGTCTGGCCGGAGGCGAACGACACGGCGCCGTTGCCATCCGAGAGCACCAGGCCGCGCACCTTGCCACTCGCGGCGGCGGAGGCGTCGGCTGCCTTCCAGCCATTGGCGCCGTCGAGGTAGACGATCTGGCCGGGGGTCAGGGTCCCGCCGGCGGTTCCCCGGCGGATGATGGCGCCATTGAGCGGGCGCACGTTCGCTGCGGTGACGGTGATGTCACTCATCTCGAAAACTCCTTTTTAGATTTTGGCGGAGCGGATCACTGCTTGAGCCGGAAGCGGCCCTTTAGTTCGGTCTCGCGCTCCTTGGTCAGCTCGCCAGGTTTGCCCCTGCCTTTGTCGGTGGCGTCGATGTCGTCGGCCTCGGCAGCCTTGAAGAGATACGGGTGATCCTTCTGCAGCTGCGCCAGGGCATCCTTGATGCCCTGGCCGTCCTCACCGACGACCGCCTTGTCGAGCAGGGCGAAGCCGGTATCCTGAGCCTTCTCGCTGGCGAAAACGAACTTCAGCTCACGCGCCGTTTTTTCGAAGGCGCGTTCCAACTGGATCCCGGCGTGGGAGGCCTTCAGCTTTTCGAGTTCGGCCTGGGCATCGGCGGCGTCTTTCTTCGCCTTCTCCAGCTCCGACATGGCGGCGCGCTTCTTCTCTTCGTCCGCCTTCTCGAACGCTTCCAGCTTCTTGCGCCTCTCGGCGCTTTCGGCGTTCAGGGCCTTGATCCGAGCCTCACGCTCTTCGAGTTCGGCCTGCAGTTCTTCGACGGTCTTGACCGCCTTGTCCTGCTTGCCTTTCTGCTGGCCCTGCTGTTCCTCCTGCTTGTCCTTGTCCTGGTCGGCAGCCTGATCGTTTTCCGATCCGCCTCCGCCGCCCTGGTCTTCGTCAAACAGGAACGTCCGGTCGAACAGTTTCTTGAACATCTCGTTCAGCTCCTCTGGCGTCTCGCCAAAATCCTTTGAAATCGGGCGTCACGCCCGTTGATCAACTTGGTTTTCCGATCGGCCACCGCCGCATCCGGCGGGGCGCCGAGTGGACCTTCTCGAACATCGGCTTCAGGATGTAATCCCATCCCTCCAGCCAGGCGCCCACGGCCCAGTTGTAGATCTGCATCCACCAGACCACGACTCACTCCTCGTTCTCCCAGAATGCGCTCGCCGGGGCCTGTGTAGGGTTCAATCCCTGCTGCCGC